CAGGAGTTATAATGGCAAAAAAGTCAAAAGAGATTAAATTCACAAAACAAGAAATGGAATCATTAAACAAAGTTAGAATTGGTTTCGAAGAAGTTCAATTTTCATTGGGTAGTTTAGAGATTGTAAGAATCCAAACTGAAAATAAATTAGAACAAATTTCCAATAGAAGACTTCAATTAGAAACACAATACAATAATTTAATTAATGAAGAACAAGAATTGTTAAGTGAATTAAATGAAAAATATGGGGCAGGTAATTTTGACCCAGAAACTGGTGTTTTCACACCAATAAAATAATTTGTCCAATAGACATATTTTGAAGATTTTGTATGATATTTATACATACGATATAAAACCTAATTAGGAGAAACATAATGGCAGAAAGAATCGTAAGTCCTGGTGTATTTACACGAGAAAAAGATTTATCTTTCTTACCACAAGGTATCGATGCAATAGGAGCAGCATTAATCGGCCCAACACAAGAAGGACCGGCATTCGTTCCAACAACCATCAGAAACTTTGCAGAGTTTGAAAAGATTTTCGGTAAAGAAACCAAAGACTTTTATGTTCCTTTCGCTGCGAAACAATATCTTCGTAGTGCGGGAGCAGTAACAATTGTCCGTGTTTTAGGAATTAATGGATACGCAAACGATACAGTAGTTTTAGGTATTAGTGGTTCAAAAGGTGTTTTCGCCGCAGCAACTCTAAAGCCTTCAAAAGGTGCTACTGACTCAGACGCGTTAGAAATAGCAGGCCCACATAGTGCTTCATTAGCAGCTGGTGGAACAAGAGATTCATTTACATTGAATCTCGCCACAACTAATGGTCAAGCTTCAGCTTCAAGAGAAACATTTACACTTTCGTTCTTAACAAGTTCAGCAAACTATATCACAAGAGTATTTAGTGA